TTTTTGTTCGCCCTGTTTGGTAGTCGTTTTTTTATCATTTCGTGCATTTTTTCGACTATTTCAGCAGCTTCTGCGGAGGTTTTACTCACCTCGCTTGTCCGTTTTCGGACAAGTAGAGTATTTCTATTACTGTTTCTATTACTGTTTCTATTACTGTATTCTATAGTCCTCCGTGGGGGCAGGGGGGGTGCCTCGGCGGGTGTAGGGGGTGTGCCTCGGCGGGGGCAGGGGTGTTCATCGGCGGGGGCAGGGTTTACCTCTGTTGGCTCTTGACTTTCCTGTGAAAATGTTGGGACGGCTATAGTTAGCTTCGGCTCTATGCTTACTCTGTGGTACTTTTCGTCCATATTTACCTTAATCCACCCCGACGCGTTGAGTTCGCTTATGATGTTGACTACGGTTTTGTAGGCTAAGCCTGTTTCTGCGGCGATTGTTTTATTACTTGCGATACAGCCATAATCGCCCATAGCGTGCGTTTCTATGGCTCCGTAAACCAGCACGTGGCTGTGTTTGGTTATTTTGCCGTTGGCTAGTTCTCGATTTAGCAAGCTTGCGTAAAATGGTATGTTTTTTAGCATTTCTTTGACTCCTTCGTTCGTATATGCTCCTATTTGCTATTCATTCCGCTTTGTTTCGCGTTTTGGCGTTCAAGCCCGTAACTTTATCGTCTTTAATTTTTACGGCGCTCCTGGCGCGTCTGACGCGTTTTCTGCTAAGATTTCGGCGGTGCGCTTTTTTACAAACGCTTCGCGGGCGTCTATGTCCTTCAGCGCTTCTGGATTTTTGAGATTTTCGCGTATGTATTCGCGAGCGGCTGTGCCTCGAGCTTCTTCTTCGGTTGTCGGCTTCGCCTTTGCTTCGATTTGCTTATTCTTGTCGATTGCTTGAAGTCGCGAGCAGGCGCACTGCTCGTTCGCTCTGTGAAAGTTCTCGTGTAGGCAGATGAAGCCGCGGTTCTTAATCCTGGCGCTATCGCGATATCTGCCGTATGGCAGTATTCCGTCGATTGAGTGCGTCGCAAGTATCGCGCCTTGAATTGCGATATTCTTGTAGCCTTCTGATATCTTTACAGCGACCTCTCGCGCTTCATCTCTGGTTAGTAAAAAGTCCCCAGTTTTCGATACTAAGACGAGTGTTTCTTTAGCGTTTCTTCGCTCCATTCGTTCCCCTTTGCTGGTTAATTTTTATGTACTCTTACTATATGACAAGCGCGGATTTTCCGCCAGTGGCTATGTAATTTTTGCAACAGAAAAGAGGGCTATTTTGCCCTCTTTCTTGTTCGCCTTTTGTTCTATTTCTCGGCGGGTTTTTCTTCTTTTTTAGCCTTTGGTTTCGGCTCTTTTACGACGATTTCGTACTTGTCGCCGTATAGCTCTATAATGAGCTTACCTTCGGCGTTCGGTTCGACTTCGATTTGATACATACTGCTTCCTTTCTCTAAGCGCTTGCGGTCTGCCGCCCTCTGCGCTGAGTATAAGTACATTATACACTACATATTCGCCGCGCTTTCCGCCTCGTAAAACGTCGGGGCAGATTTCGTTTACTCGCTCCTGCGTGCGCCTGTTTACGATAAAGACGCGACCGCCGTCGTTAATCACTGAATAATCGCGGTGGAGCTTGTTCTTGAATAGCCAGACGTTCGTTCTGTGCAATAATCGCGTATAGAGATAGTCGTACTCTCTGATACCTTTACTGTTCTTGATTGCCGCGTTTAGTTGTCGCTGGATTTCCGCACCCGTCATTGTCTTACGCCTTTCTTAGGTTGTTTGTGTTCAAAGCCGCCCAGACTTGCCCGCGGGCTGATAACACCGCCCTGTCGCCTATCAATTCGGTAATTACGTAGTTGTTGTCGTATTGTGTGAGCGGCGTTCCGTTATAATCCACGGCTACTTTCGGCTGGACAATATCGCCTACGCTGAAGCGCGGCGCTTCTGGCTCTGGTGCTGGCGTTACCTGCGATAGCTTCGCGTTCACGCGGTTCTGAATATCGTCAGGGTTATAACCCGCTCCTGCTAATCGTGCGCGTCGGTCGTCGCCGTTGCCCCAGTCGCCGCGGATAACCTGCGCGGCTACCTCGTCGGGTGATAGTTGCGGTTGCGGTGCTGGTGCTGGTGCTGGTGCGATGTGCCAGCGCTTCAGCCTCATTGCGCCGAGAAAGCTTCCTAGGTTCATATTGATTTCAGTAAATGGTGCGCCGTTACCGTTGCCTGTTTGGTTCTGTCCCAAAAGCCTCACGTAGCCGCCGAGATTGCCTGATACCGCCATTCCGACGTGTCCCCACTGGGTTCCGCCAAAGAAGAGCCAGTCACCTGGCTGGATTGCGTTTCGGTCGGTGATGAGTTCAAATTCGCTCCCTGCGTTATAACCACGAGCAGCTTCCCAGGCTCCGCGTGCCGCGCCTGTGCCGCCTGTGGACAAAGTCCTGCCGACTGCGTTCAGCCAGAAGAGCGCGCCTCCGTCCCAGCATTGCGCGCCGTATGCGCCGTCAATATCAAACGCTTGATTTATAACCGCGTTGCGGAAACTCTGCCAGCTGTCTGTCGGTACGCTTGCTCCGCGTCCACTGTCTAGGAGCGCCTTTGCGCCTGATTTCTCTACCGCCTTTTCTACGTCTGCGTCTTTGGCTTTCTTGCCGCCTGGCAGGTCTGCCACGTCAACAACTAGCGGTGCTTCTGCGTCCTCTTTCTCGAGGGCGCTGGTTGTGATTTTGTCCAGGTTCTTCTGGCTGACGCCGTAGATTTCGGCTAATTTCTGGATATTTTTCAATACCATACCAGCAATTCCTGCGGCTAATACACCGAAGATAATCTGCGAGCTGATTTGGTTCGCGCCTTGCAATTCAATACCCCAATTCGGCGCAAAGATAAGGAGCGCCTTTGCTACTAGGATAATCACTATCGTGCTTGCGCCTAGGAGCGCGTATTTCGCTAGCCCGTTTAGCCACAGCTTCTTGTCGAAGCCTTCGCTGATTTTCCAAACGTTAATATTCGACCAAGCCGACAGGATTGTGTAGCTTATGGTTGCTAATCCATACAAAGCAAACGCTTGCAAAGATTGCACTAGTAGCTCTGTCATTTCTGTCATTTTTCGCCCTCCTTATAAATGAGCCTTAGTATTATTACCGTAATTATATCATCTAATATATCGACGATAGAGTAAAGTAGACCGTCGTAGCCTTTCGGCTCTGGCGCTATTTCTATATGTGCGTAGGCTCCGATAATCCACTGTATAAGCAAGATTGCGTTACTCGTCAATAATGATATCGATAAAATGAGTAACAACAATTTCAAGTGTCGCACCTCTTTCGGTGCTTTCAGTCGGTAAAGTTCTATCTGGCGCAATATAATAGCGACAAGTGCTGTCGCTATCAATATACGCGCAATCGCGGTTATAGTTATAAACATCTTCTATGGTTTCTTCGGCTGTTTTTTCGGCGCGCTGACCGCCTTTTTTAGCGTGATGTGAAAGTGATTTTCACGTATTCGCTGCTCTAATTTCTGGCTGTTCTTTGCCAGGTTCACATACGCCTGCTGTGTATTTTGTCGCGCTTTTCGCGCCTCTTCGCGGGCGGCTTCGATGTCCACGCTGTATAATTCCGCTCGTATGACTGCGGCTGTGTCCATTTTAATTACCCCCTCGGTTAATCTTCTCAGTTAATAAGTCGATTGAGTGCGACATCTGAGTAATTGCTTTTGACTTCTCGGCTTCGTTTGCGGCGTCCTGCTTGTAAAACGCTATCATCTCGTGTCCGTTCGCTCCTGCGATTTCGACGAGCTTTTGGTTTAGCTCCTCGTTCTTCTTCCAGAGCTTGAAAACCGCGGTAGATAAAGCGATGACGGCGATACCGAGTACGCCTTGCGTTGCCAGATATGTCGTTACGCTTGCTTCCATAGTTTTATTCTAACACCCTTAAATGTCCTCGGACAAGTCGCCTTCCCATTCGACCAGCTGGATTTTATAGAAGCCCTCCTCCGACGCCATAGTTCCCGCAAAAATTGAGATGTTTTGCCCTTTCTTTATGAAAACGCGCCTACTTGCCATAACTGGCAAAGAGCCAGCGTGTTGAGATACGATTGCTATCGCGTTATAGAAAGCTCTATCTACGTTATATTCGCCCTGCGGCAAGTCTAGCGCTATTACCGCCATTCGGTCGCCGCCTAGTCGGTTGTGATTGTTTAGCGTTGTCTGCGCTACGGCTATCTCGTAGTAGCCTGAGCGTGGCGCTGTCATATGCGCACCTACGGTCTGCGCTCGACCCCAGTTTATAGTGCCATAAACGAAGTGTGTGCTAGGCAGTTGTTGGTTCTGTATTACGTCTACATATTTTTTCGTGTACCCTGCGGGCAATTCGCTCGCGACTTCTGCTTCTATCTCTCTCAATCCTAAGGCTCGAAAAGAGCGCACTCGCGTTGGCGTTTCTAGAGGCTTCTCATTCATATAGATTTTACCCTTGACGTCTAGCGCTCTGCCTTCGGCTGGCATTTTGCCGATACCGACGTTGCGATTGTTGCTCGATATCATCATAATAGGCACGCCTCGGTCTAGGCTTATCTGTGTTTTTGAAGTACTCAATTTGTCGCGCACTTCAATTTCGATAATAAACTTCGAGGAGTTCGCCATTGATAAAAAGGCGGGCGTCATTGTGAAGGCTCCCTCGCCCTGCGTGAAGTCGCGCTTTATCCAAGCCGTCCAGTTGTTGTCGTCCTGCTTCCAGCGATAGCGCAGGCTTCCTGGTTCTATGCGGTTTTTGTCGGTTTCGTCTACGGTTATGCGTGCGAAGGTTCCGCTGACGCTGAGCTTCGTTTCATTTTCAAAGTTATTTTTTCGCTCGGCGGTCGCTGTGATTTTTGGCGTGTCGTATTCGATGAAGTTCAAGTCCTTGAAAGCTTCCGCGGTTAAGCCGCGGCTGTCTGTCGCCTGAATAACAAGGCGCTGGCTTCCTTTCTGGCTAATCGTTCCGAGTTCGGCTTCGTACGGCTTGCCGTTCTGTTTTTCGTCGTGCGCAATTGTCGCGGTCTTGTCGACGAGCTTGATTGTGTAGCTCTTCGGCGTCGCTTTTAAGCGCGTTTTCATTTTGTCGGCGTCGGCAATCGTTGCGACTACTGTCGATATTCCTTGAATAAAGACGCGGTCATTGCCAGTTACGGCTTTGCTGGTTGCGTTCGTGTCGCGGGCGTCAATCTTTGAAAAGAGGGGGCTAGCCTCCTTGTCGTTCACGGCAATTGTTACATTCTGAAAGCCTGAGCCAATCATTGAGCCGCCGTTAAATGTCCAGGTGTCCACGCCTAGGCTGGTTTGGCGCGTGTCTTTCATTCTCTCGTAAATTGTGTCTATTTCTTGCTGGTTTGGCGTCCAGACGTACTGGTCGCCGACGAAGCCGTCCTGGCGCTTAATTTCTGCGCCGTCGGGTATCTGAATACTGACATTGTGATGAAAGCTCCAGTGTTTCTTGTTCATATTGACGGCGATAGGTTCGCCCACGGTGTACAAGCCCTTTGTAAATGTTGGCGAGCTGGCTCGCGGTATTGCTGGCAATTCCCAGCCGCCGCTCGTTTCAAGCGCTCCGCTTCCATACAGTGAGCCTGACATTCCAGCGCTGAAAGCTTTACCTCCGTCGCTGTTGTGGTAGATGTCCATTATTCCGCCGCCGAGCTGGTGGTCGCCATTACCGCTGATGTTCGACCAGACGCCGCTTGCGATGTTGCCACTTCCGTTCACGGTCGTGATGTTCAAGCGCACCGCGTTGCTGTACCAGCGTGCATTGTTCGTGATGTTTATACCGACTTGCCAGTGAATAACCGAGCGGTTCGTGCCGACGTCCTGTCCGCCTAGTTGCCATTGAAAATAGAAGCAAGTGCCGTTATACCTGCCAGTTTCAATTCGTCCAGATGTTGCCACTATTTAGTCCTCCTCTCCGCTGTCGATAAATGCGACGCCTTTAATGCTTCCTGTTTTAATTGCGATTTGTTTTATAGGGTTCAGCACTATTTCGTCCTTCGCTGAAAACTTCGTCACGATTGTCCGCTCGCCGTTCACCGTGAAAACGCGCTGTTGGCTTCCTCCTGATGTGGCGTAGCCTGAAAACTCGAGCGGTGTCATTGCTGTATAGGCTCCGTCGTAAATGTCCGACTTTACTATCAAGCCGTACTCGTTCATTGTAACGGAGGTACTCATTGCCTCGCCGCTGGCTTGCTCCCAGTTTGCCGAGCTTCTGCCGTGCGCTAGCATTATGTCCGTAAAGGTTGCCTCTGCGTCGCCGTTTGCCCAGATTTCGACTATGACCTCGTCGCTGTCGGTTGTATAAAACGGCTCAAGCTCCAGGCGCTTATAAAAGGCGTTCTCGCCTTCTTTTACGTCTGCATATGATAACACCCAGCTTGGCACTGTCGCGGTTCGCACTTGTATTGCCGCTATACCCAGCGCGCTCTTCTTAATCAAACAGCTTAATGTGTAGTAGCTCCGCGTTTCTTCTGTGTCTGTAGTCTTCGAGCGTCGGATTTTTACAGTCTGGCTTACTTTTCGACCTCTTAAGAAGAGGTTGTTGCCTGATATACCGCCGTTGGCTTTCGCCTCGGCGCTCGGTGCTACGTCTATAATCGAGGGCGAGCTTAGCGTTTCCTCTTTCCACGGCTTGTATAGGTTCGGCTCTGCGGCTGTGTCGTCTGGCTTCTCCTTTGATTTGTAAAAGAAGGCAGAGTTCCTCAGTAGGTTGTTGCCGCCTGCGCGCTGTATCTTGTTTGTGATTTCGCGCACTTTCTGTGTGATTTCTGTGTGATTGTCGTTTACTGTGTTGCCGAGCGTCTGGACGTCGCTTACTACTCCGCGAATAACCTGCTCCTGCTTGTCCACGTAGAGTTCCGTGTTCTTTATGCGCTTGTCGATGTTGCTCGTGCGGTTGTAGTTTATTTTTGTACGTGCGGGGTCTTTGCACCAGAGATTTTCTTTAATCCCGCCGTCGAGGGTCAATTTGCGCCCCATAACAACCGAGCGCTTGCCGTTTATTTCGACTATATCGCCGACTAATGCGCCTATCACGCCGCTCGTTTCGGCTTCAAACGGGTAGTAGGTTAAGCCCTTGAAATATGGAAAGAGTTTAGCCTTCACCGCCTCGCGTCGCTTGTCTATGATTTGGTTGTTGGTGATTGTCGCCTCGATAATAGGGTTCGCGCCTGGTTCGGTTTCGGCTACGTTGTCGTTCTGTGGGCTTCTCGCAAGCACCAGGCTATTCACGGCTCCGTATTTTTCTAGCTCTGTTAATTTAATTAGGGCGCCGTCTGGTATTTTGACGTGGTGCGCGTCGGTTTCGCCTTCGAGGTCGTTTGCGCACCAAAACTCCAGGTCGCCGCGGTTGTTAAAGCGCGCTATGCTTCCCGTGAGAGCCGCCAATTCCTCGATGATTTCGCGGTATTGTATACCGTGAATATTTTTATAAAGGTCTTGCTCTATGTCGATATCGATGTTCGCCTGGTTCATTGTCGGGGCGATGTCCAAAACGCCGCAGATTTGCTGGAGTAGTTCGTTCGCGGTCGTCGGGTATGTGAATAGCTCGGGCTTGTACTCCGCGGTCAATAAGTGCGTCTGGTTAAAAGCGGTTACTTTGACCTCGTCCTTGTCTTTGATTTTTTCGGAGGACACCGCGTAAAATGTGCCAAGGGTTAAGGCAGGGGGTAGCTGTCCTGCCGCGTCCCTCTGCCCTGCGCTGACTTGAAGAATAAACTTGCGACCGAGTAGTTCTTTGCCTTCTAGGTGCGTCAGCGTGAGCTTCTGCATTTCAAGGCGACCAATTCCTGGCACTTCGCTCTCTAAGGTCGCGCTTATAAGCAGGTCGCGGTCTGTCATTGTGATTTCTTCGCCCTCGTCCATTGTCTGGAGAAACATCTCCATTTCGCGGGCTGGTATGTCCAAGCCGTTTATAAACTCCTGGCGCTCTCGTAGGTCGTCTAGGTGTCGGTCGTACATTTTACCTCTGCGCCTCCTGCGCTATCAGGTTCACCTTGAAGTCGGTTACTAGTCCGCGTCTGCGGTCAAGCACTCCTAGCTTCAGGTCATTCGCGTAAAATGTCTGTGATTTGTAAGAGTTGGTGTGAATATCGAAATAGCGCACGTTAAAGAATGGGCGGTTCAATATTCCCGCGATTTGCGCCGCCCTGGCGTATTCCATAGGCACAAACTCCAGCTCTAGTTTCGGAAAGATACCTATCAGCGTGCTTCTCATACTGCCTCTCATATTGCGCCCCGCGTCCTTCCAGAGCTTGCTCGCTTGCACGTCGTACTTCTTTAATTCTCGTATCTCGACTCCTTCGATTGTTACAAGTGCTTCTGCCATAATGTTATACCAATATCACCCCTTGATTGTTTAAGTAGCTCTGGTCGTTAATTCCGTCGATGACGCGACGCACCAGTTCGTCTTCGCCAATTTTTACTATTATAGTCTGAGCCTGGCTTCCTGCGCCACCCCTCTCGGCTAGTTGGTTCGCGATTTTATCGAGCCAGCCTGTGTTATTCTCAAGTGGCACGACCGCTTCGCGTCCTGCTTCGCCGACCACCGCCAGGGTTGCGCGGTCGACCACGCCTCCGCGTGCGAGCTTCGGGATTTTCGGTATGTTCATATTCTTACCGCCGACACCTGGCACCCAATCTGGTATTTTGATTTGGTTCAATCCATTGATAAAGCCGTTAATGATGTCAATCAACGCGTTAATTGGTGCCTTTGCGATTGCGCCAAGCGCGCCAAGCGCGCCGCCTACAATTCCTTTTAGTCCTTCGAAAGCTTTCTTCCAGTTGCCTGTAAATACGCCTGCGATGAAGTCAACCAGTCCGCCGAGTACCGTAAATACGCCGCGTACGAAGCCTCCGATTGTGCTTAGCGCGGTGTTTATTATTCCGCCGATTGTCGTGCCTAATGCGACCCAGACGGGCTTAAATGTGCTTATAATCCAGTTCACAATTGGCGTTATAAACTTGTTGTAGATTTCGAGCGCTCCTGCCACCAGTTTGCCGATAAAGTCGGTTACGGCTTTCAGCGCTGGCTGTAGCTGGTCTTTCCAGACCTTTTGAAACTCGTCCAAAAATGGTTTAATAATTGGCTCCAGGACGTCGCTGTAGAGCCTCTTAAATGTTCCCGTGATATTTCCTAAGAACTCGCCTATTCCCTTTGATATGTCTTTACCGTATGTGTCCCAGGTACTTTTTAGGGTGCCTGTGAAGTCTGTCCAGATTGTGCCTACGATTGTGCTTATCTGCGTGAATACGCTCTTCATATTCTCCATAAGCCCCGTCAGGTTGTCGACGATTTGCGGCGTGGCGTCAGCAAGTCCTTGCAGTAGGTCTGCGGGGATTGTACCCGCCAAGTAGCCGATGTCTGAGAAGCCTTGCCTTAATGGCTCTACTAATGGCTCTAGGAAAGAGTTCGCTAGCTCGTACAGCTTCGCGGTGATGTCCATAGCGCCCAAAAATGCGGTAGTGAAATTGTTGGCGATTTCTTCGGCTCGCGGCACTACCACGCTTTCTAGTCCCTCGAAGAAACCTACAAACGGCGCCGCCAAGACGTTTATCTCTGTCGCGATTGTGGTACCCATTGATGTAAGCAGATTTGCAAAGTGTTCGTCAATTTCTCCAGCGCGCTGTCCGATGACCGTCGCCCAAGCGCTTGTCTGCGCTGTTACGATGTTGCTTATACTTGTGAATACCCTTTTGCCGTTGTTTGCCAAAGCGTCGAAGATTTTACCTACGCCTGTCGCGAAAGCTTGCCACGATTTTGTACTTTGGATAACCTCGAAAGCTTTTAGGAAGCTGTCCTTGATTTTCTGCGCGATTTCGTCGGCTTTGCTTGCGCCCTTGTCCATATTGCCCAGGTCAAAGTCTAAGCCGCTCATATCCATACCGCCGCCGCCTGCGTCGCCACCGCCTCCGCCACCACCACCTGCGTTGTCTTCTGGCTCTTTCAGGACGTTCATTTCATCAAACGCCGCTAAGCCTGCTAGCTCCTTCTTAAGCTTCTTTGCTTGCCCTGCGGCACCGCCTAGTTGTTTGCCTGCTCCTGCCGCGCCTGCGCCTACGCCACCGACCGATTTGCCGACGCTGTCGACTGCTTTCTTCATTCCTTCGGCTTTTTTGCCTCCGCCGCCGAAGAGTGAGCCTATCCAGCTCACCGCCATAACCATAACCTTCACAAAGCCCACCACGTACGGTATTGCGGCGTTAATCGCGTTAGTTATCATCTGGAAAAAGCCCGCGATGTTCGCCTGTCCGATTGCGTTCATAATGTCCGCCAAGCCTCGGGTGAAGGCTGTCTTCATATTCGTGATAGCTGTTTCAATTCCGCCCGCGGCTCCTAGGGCTTGCTCTGAGAACGGCTTTATTCCGTTGGCGCCGTTTTGGTTCAGCTCTATCATAGCCTTCATAAAGTCGTTCATACTGACGGTTCCGCTTCGCAAGGCTTCGCCGAGTTGGTTCGAGCTTGCGTAGCCCATATACTGCGCCACCTGCTTCAATTGAGCAGGCATTGCGGTCATCATATTGCGCCATTCCATCATATCAGGCTTGCCCTTTGCGTAAGCCTGGCTTAATTGCTCGATTGCGCTCGCTTGCACTTGTGCGGGTGCGCCTCCTGCAATTATAGCGTTGTTCATTGCGAGAAACATTTCGGTGCTGGCTTTGACGTTGCCGTTTGCGGCTGTCAAGCGTTGCACGGCGCTTGCGGCTGTGTCGAGGGTCGTCGGCAATCCTACGAGCTTCTGGCTCATATAGTCGATAGATTTTTGGGCGTCTTCGGCTGAGATACCCAGGTTACCCATTACCCGCGGAAAGTTGTTTAGCGTATCAACGCGTGATACGGCGTCGCCTAGGGTCGATGTGATAGCGCCTATGGCTTTCGATATACCAGCGGCTACTAATCCACCCATTGCGACGGCTCCTGCGCCCATTCCGCGGAAAGAACCCGAAACGGTCGACGAGGCTTTTGTCGCGTTCGAAGCGATTGCGTCAATATCTGCGCGGGCGCGACCGATTTCTTTTCTCATCTGGTCGGCATTCGCGGTTATAAGCAGCTTTAGCTCGTCGACTGTCATTTTAGGTTACCTCCTAGTTTAATCGTGTTGCGGATTGCCTGCTCCTCCATTTCTTCGGGGGTCATTGCGCGCCGCTTCTTTTGCGATAGGAAAGGTTCTTTCGGGTAGTGCTTTCCGTTGTTCACAGCTGAGCCGACGTAAACGCCGAGGAGGTAGTTCAGCTGGTCTGTTCGCTTTTCGTTCTCTTTTTCTCTGGTGTAGTACGCCGTTACGTGCTTCTGGAATTGCTTCGGCGTTAATTCCCAGTAGTAATTCAGGTCTAAGCCTATTTCTAGCGCTGTGATTTCGTGGTGGCGCCATTGCGCGCCGTATGTCGATAAACCCAGCGCCTGCGATACTCTGCGTTCTAGTTTATGTCCGTCAGAGCCTCGTTCACTTCGGCTTTGTTGCGCCTCATCGCTTCGACGTTCGTGTTCTGCGGTAAAAAACCCGCCTCCACTAGCGCCTCTGTTACGTCTAACATAATATCGTACTTGTCGCGTCCTGCTTCAAACTGCGCGTCTAATGTGTCCAGGGCTACTTTTGAGCTAACGCCGTATCGCTGGGCGTTGTCGTCCCATAGGGCGTGTTCTAATATCTTTGATAAAGCGCGCACGCTTCCGTCTGCGGCGATATGCTCGATAGAAACATTGCCGACGGCTCTTTCGATACTGTCGACTATTCGTGCGTTAAACTTTAGATTTAGCTTTTCGGCTTCTGCCATTATTTCGTACCTCGTTTATGTTGCTGTGGTCGGGCGGATATAGCGCCACCCGTTCGCTTTTTGTTCTCCTTAAAGAGTGTCTGGCTCTGTTGGAGTGAAGGTTGGCTTGCCGCTCACGCGGATTGTTGCGGAGAAAGTAGCCAAGCCGTCTACGGTCTTTTCGCCGTCCTTGAAGGACTTAATAAAGCCCTTGAATTGCCACTTTGCGCCTGACGGATATGTTACAATCCATTCTTGCATTGTTTGGTTCTCGGCTAATGCTAGCAATTTGGCAATAGTTCCCTTTTCGTCTGCTTTGACGATATTACCAGCGATTGCGACCTCGCCTGCGTCTTTGGTGGTTGCGATAAACTCCTTGTAGCCGCCCTCTGTATCTAGGGTCGTTGTGTCTTGTTCATCACTCTCTACACCGATTTCGCCGATTGAGGTTAATTTACCAATAACTAGGTTTGCGGTTTCGTCTTTCGCCTTGACTTTTTCGAGTCGAGTTCCCATTGTTCGTGTACCTGCCATAATGTGGTACTCCTTTCTAATGCTTTACGCTTTTATTTTAGCATATTACGCCGTGGAAGCGTGATGTGATATGAACCAGGTCGTCCTGCGTTGTCGGCATATCGCTCGCGCTGTCCATTGACCAGCCCTCGGCGCAGAGTATGTCGCTCGTGCGCTGAAGAAGTTGTTCGGCTTGAGTCGCGTTATTCGTCCAGATGTCGATTTTATAGACCGTCATTGAGCCGATGTATTCGCTGTCAAGCGTGTATTTCGTTTGATTGCCTGCTAATGAGAAGGTAATTGCTGGCAGTTTCGTTAATTGAGCCGTTGCTCCTTGTATGACGTCCGCTTCTGGGTCTACCGAGCAGAGCATATCATAGATGTACTTTCGCGATACTGACACGTTTCTCCTCCTTAGTTCTTAATCTCTGACCTCATTATTGAGGCGTAACGCTTGCGCACTTGTTCGAGTGCTGGCTTCATATACGGCTGAGCCACCTGTCCTGCGGTGTCGCCGTATGCAATTGAGCCGTTCAGTGGCTGGCTCTGCGCCGTTGCGGCTCCGCGCTGACCTGTTCCGTATTCAACAAACGCCGCGTATTCTTTGTCTGTGTGTACTTCCGCCGTGATTTCGCCGCTATTCGCGGTCGCTGGCTTCATTGTGATACTATTCGCGAGCGCTCCTGTGTCGACTGGTGCGAGTGCGCGTGCTTGTCCTTCAACTTCCAGCGCGGCTCTATTCACTGCCTGCGCCACGCCCTTCGCCTGCTCCAGTTTGCTGTAGCGCGCCTGGATTTGACCCAGGTTCTGAAAAGATATAGACGCGCTCATAGCTTTACGCTCGTTGCGGCTATCAGCACGTGGCTGTCCCGCGGCTTTATCGATTGTACGACATAAACTTTTCCCGCGTATTTTAGCCTATCACCTATCTCTGCGGGCGATAATGGAGCTATTGTGATAGTCAGCTCCGTGTCTTCGTCTAAGCCGTAGTTCTCGATAAGCCGACGACTCACCGATGTCTGAATATTGCCGACGATTTTGCCGACCGTTACGTATGTGGTGCGATTGCTTCCGTCGAAAGCCTTCGCGGTCTGTCGTTTCAGCAGCTCGGCTTCCTTGTCGTAAAACGTCCGCGCCACCGCGGTCTTCATATTATCTAGCCCCCGCAACGTTCGCCCTCCTGTACGGTGCTAGTAGCTCTGCAAAGCCGCCTAATAGCTCGCTATCTGTCGCGCTTGCGTAGTAGTTCTTCACACCGTCTTTGTATGAGATTGACTGACCGTTGTCGCTGATACTCTGGACTGCCTGCTCTATGTTGCCGTTCGCTTTTTGTTCGCTTGCTTGTGCCAGGCTGGCTACGACAATTCGCGCTACAATCCTTTCGAGTCGCGGCTCGATTTCGTCGGCGTTCAGGTATAATTTGACGCGGTCTGCGATTTCTTCAATAACGAAGTCTTCGAGCGCTTCGTCGCGTTGTTGTTCATTCGAGCGTAGGCTTTGTATGTGTAGCTTTATTCGCTCTTTCTGCTCCTTTTTCACGTTCCTCCTTATACCTGAATAAGGCGCCGTGTAGCGCCTCGTTCTTAGTCTTCTTTTGGCGCTTCTACCTTAGCCTTTTTTGGCTCTGGTGCCGCCTCTTCGGTTACCTCGACGTAGTGTTCAGAGTTCACCATCATTTCGATGACTGCCTCGTTGGTTACTCGCTCGATTGTTCCCGTTGTTATATTTTCGAAAGTTTTCACTTTGCTCCTCCTGGGGCTTTGGCGGGGTTTCCCCCGCCTCTGCCTTAATCTTGGTATCTACTAGACTACTGTTGCGAACTTAATCAAGTCAGGTGTTACTGCCTTGGTGCCGTAGTTGTAGAACATTTCGGCAGCATAGTCGTTTGACAAAGGTAGCTTCTCTGCGTCGTATTGTGCGACAATCAGTGGCTGTGCAATTGCGCCGTCTACGAAAGCGATTGCGTCCTTGGTCTGGCGTACGTTGCTTACTACTTCTACGCCGTGGAACATTTGGATTTCCTCAGCGTCTGTGGTTACGCCGATTTTTACAGTGTCTAGGTAGTTGCGCAATTTACCGTAAGCTTTTGGTGTCAAAGACAATTTAATCATCTCGCGGTCAACGCCGTCGACATAATCGTTCTTTGTCGTTTCGATAGCTTGAATAAGAGCCTCTACCTTGTCCTGAATTGTTGGCTCTGCGGTTACGACTACTTCTGAGCCTTCCGCTTCGGCAACGCTGAAGAATTTAGCGTCAGTTTCTGAGATAACAGTCTGAGCGTGGTTCTTCTTTCGGCTGTCGATAATGCCAGGAATACCGCGTAGCTTCACGTCCTTCTGTGCGATTTCCTCGACAATTTCGCGGTCTGTGTCGATTTGGACGAAGACCTTGCCCTTGTTGTTCAGAGCGTCGCCTTTAGCTGCTGTGCGGGCTGTGCCGTAGTCTTTACCCTTTGAGTTTACAAAGCGGTTTGCTTCGACGCTACCCGTTGTTGGGTCGCCTGACAAGTCCTTGTTCTTAAAACGTGCGGCTAGTGAGCCCTTCTGGATTGACTCGATAACGTAGCCGTAGCTCACAGCCAATTTATCTTTGTCTGTGTTGCTTAGAATGCTTTTAGCGTCCTGTGCCATTTTTATAATCTCCTAATTTTTAGATGACGGTTACTTCACCGTATTTTTGAGCGCTCTGTGCGCTGTCCTGTGGAGCTTTCGGTGTGCTTCCTTTCAGTCGCTCTGCTACTGCGGCTTCGACAGCTTTTCCAAACTGCTTTTCCAAAGTCGCAATATTCTGCTCCTGCTTTTCAACGTCTGCGTCTACTACCAGCTCGGCTAGCTCGTGGGATATACCTTTTTCAATAAGCACGTTCTTCGCGTTAAAGAGGTTTTCTCTCAGCGTGATTTGTCGCTCTTTCTCTGCTAGCTCGCGTTCCGATTGCGCACGTCGCTCGGCTTCGCGCTCCTCTTCGCTAAGCTTTGCTTGGCGGTCGTACTCGGCTATGCGTCGGTCGAGTTCCTTGTCGTACTTCTTGCGCTCTCGGACTAAGCGACTCTCTACCGTTCTGTTTACGTCCTCTTGTGTAAACAGGCGGTCTTCTGCTTGCTTCTCCTCCTGCGTGGCGTTGTTTTCTACTGCTTGCGCTTCGTTGTTTTCGGCGTTGTCGTTTTTCACCTTAATCTCCTTTTCCGTTTTAAGCTCGTCAGCTTTCTTAAAGGTTGCCGTTTCAGTTCCGTCGAACAAGCTCGGCTTTAGTCCTGCTTGCTTAAATTGTAACATATTTTAGAATAAACTCTCATATGCTTTTACTTCTGCGTCGATTTTTAGGAAGGGCGCGTTTATTTCCTCGTCGTCGCTGAATTGCTCGAAGTAAATATTCCTCAGGCGTCCTGTGTTCTTGTCGACTACCAGATAATGCGGGCGTTTGAGCTTCGTTTCCTCGTCTTTCGGCGCGTAAATTATGTAACCCTTCATCTCACCCACGTTTTCGTAGCCCTTGCCTACCAGTAGCTCGGCTCTACTTGCTGTTATGCTCATCTCTTCGCTCCTTTCTTCGGTTTCGGTTGTGCTTTGCCTGATTTTCTCACGATATACGGGAGCATTTCTGTGTCGATTTTCGCGTTGTCTATGCGTATAAAGCCCCACCTGGTCATTTTATTTTTATATGGCGGGACGCCAAAGCTCTCGCCGTTTTGTGGGTCGATAAACCTCAGCCCGTCTGGGTTGCCTGCCGTGGATTTCACGCGCTCGGCTACTAGTGTATGTCCCGAGCGTCCGTTGCGGGCGTAGAAGAATACCTGAAGCCTTGAGCCGACTGGCAATTCCTTCGTGTGGCTTACCATTTCAGGATACTCCGACTTGTATAGTCTGCCGTCGATTTTCTTCCACCCCAAAAAGTCGACCTCTTTCTTCCAGAGCCACTCCATTTCGCGTATGGTGCCGCTAAACTCGCGCCGTAGTTTCGGGGTGTTTGGCAGTGCTTCCACGTCATAGCCGCGGCGTCTTAATTCGTATGCGGGGACACACCGCTGGCAGTTGCTCTTGTACCCTCCGCCCTCGTCGTAGCGTGGATTTGCCTGGATAGCCTCCTCTGGCTCCATTGGCTCGCCCTGCGTTCCTATGGCGTCCTGCATTGCGTAGGCAATTGGTGGCGCTGTTGGCTTCGCGCTGATTGTTTCGGCTCCTACGTCGTTCTGCCACTCGTTAAAGCTCTTGTAGCTCTTGACCTCGCTTGGCGCTGTGTCTGCGTCTTCGCGGTCTTCTAGGCGTGAGCGTCTTAGCGTTGGCTCTGCGTCGTCGCCTAGGTATGCTCTAATCTTCGAGCGGCAGTTCGGGTGCATTGGCGGGCAGTTTACGCCTACCTCGCGCTCTGATAGCTTGAAGCGCTTGTCGTCCAGTGAGCCACAGATTTCGCTGGTGCGAGTGTCCAGGGTCGCCATAAAGACATACTCCGTTATTCCTAGCTCCTCGTATAGCCTGGCTTCGGCTTCGTTCTCAAAGTAGGTCGTTTCGGTGCGTATAAGCCTCATTGCCTCGTAGGCTCCTACGTCGAAGCGTTGGCGGACTTCTCGGGCGAGGTATTGCGGCGATTTGCCCGCCAGTAGCCCTGCGGCGGTGCGCTGGCTCAAGTCCTGGGCTAGCCTGTTTGTATTGTTCCAGATATTCTGGCTGTAGTTTGCGCCGTTCCATTGCTCGGCAAGCATTCGGTTTAGCCTTCGAGTGTTTATCTGCGTAAACTGTTGCGCTCTGCCTGTCGTTTGCTCGATGTCGTAGGCGGTTCTGAGGTAGCTTCGCTTGATTGTTTCGGCGTGCGCTTTCGTCGAGAGTTCTATGCGTGGCTTCGTGATTGTCATAGCTTCCGCGTAGATGTTGTGCTTAAACTCCTCTAGTCGTGTTATGCGTGCCTTGTAGTTTTCCTTGATGTACTGGCGGCTGAGCTTGCCCTCGGCTGTCTTCCAGAAGCGGTCGGTTTCGCCTCGGCTGAGCAATTCCTTAAGCTGTCCGACGTCTATACCCGTCTTGTCGCTGTATTTCTGATAGGTTCGCTCGATGTCGCGCTGGACAATCTTCGCCGCGTCTGAGTAGATTTTTGCAACGTTCACCGACTGGCGGTCGATGTGTCGGCTTATGTCTGCGCCGCGTCTTTCGGTGCGCTGTTGCCAGTATTCCGCGGACTTCACGGGCTTACTCCTCGGCTACTTCTGGCTTTGGTTCTGCTGGTTTTGCTGGTTTTACTGGCTCGATTTCTTCGAGGTCGCTGATGTCGTCGGCGTTGCTTGTCTGCTCGTCTTCTTTCTCGGCTTTCAATCGCTCGATAACCTCGCTGGCGTCGCGGACGAAGGACAACTGGCTTATTAGCGTTTCGTCGTCGACGTGGTCGGTTAGGTTGTTTATCATCTGGCTTACTTCCAGGTCGTTTGCTGGCAGGCTTCGCGTAAACTTCGCGTCAACGTCGCGGGCGGTGATTGGCTCCGTGTTGTTCTTTACTTTTAGGAAGCTTGCGTAGATTGCCATACGTTCCATAAGTCCGCGCTCAAAGTAGCGCTCCTTGGTCTTGATGTTCTGCTCCATTGCAAGGAGCTTATATTTCAGGGCTACCCCTGAAGAGTTGCCTGCAAAGTTCTCGTCTGACATATTCGGCGTCTTGCTTATCTTGTGGATATCTTTCTCAATCGATGTGCGAAGCGTTTCGGCGTCTGACTCGTTCAATTGCTTGACGATGTATTCAATTTTGGCGTCTTTCGGTATCGATGAGATGACGCGGTTGTTCCTCAAGTCCTGCACTTGCTGTGCGGTCAGGGATACGCCGTAAAGCGCGAGGATTGCGTCGACTAGTTGCGCCTTGTCGTTAATTCGGTCGCTTTGCAATATGTTGTATACGTCAATCAAGCCGATAACGCCCTCGAAGTCGCCCGTGCGCGCTGGATTGTTTCGGTATTCAATCACAGGCACGTCGCCCATTGCGTGCGCGTGCTTTGGCTTTACCTCTGTTAATTTCTTAGGCTCGGCTTCGGTTGTGTATTCGGCTACGTATTCCTTGTCCGCGATATAAACCGTATAGCTCTTAATGGTTCCGTTGTCGTCCGTCTGCGGTATGTAAATAATCGCGCCGATTTTCGACTGCTTGACCGTGTTGTCGCGCACTAGCACGACGTTGCGCGGGTCATAGTGTGCGCTGAAAATGGCGCTGTTCTCGTCTGTGTAAATGTATTCGTAGGCGTAGCCGTAAATTGATACGTCGCGGGCTATTTCGCTGTCTAGGTCTGCGATGACCTGGCGGTCGTATTCGTCCATAATTGGCTCGATATTCACGCCCTCTTTTGTTTCATAATCGACGGGGCTTCCCAGGAAGTAGCCGACATTGACGTCTGTGATGTAGCTCGCGTGGTTCACTACTACCTTGTTATTCACGCCTGATTGCGTTTGACGGCTGTTTATGTCGTGGTCGCCGAAGTAGTAGTTCTCTAATTTGTCCAGGCGCGCTTTTAATTTCGTGTTGTAGGCTATCGCGGCTTTGACTACGTCGACGCTGTGCAGGTCTGTGTCTGGTGCTTGTGTAAATGGCTTGAAGGCTTTACTCATTTTTGGCGGTGTTTCCTTTCCTTAGAATAATCCGCGGCGACGGCTGATGTTGGCGCCGTTCGTCAGTATGTCTTTATTATACAGTACAGGTGGTGATTGCGCGGTGATATGCTCGTAAATGCTTGCGAGGACGTCTGGTGCGTCGTCGTGTACGTTCTTGCCTTTGCTCTGGTAGCTGACAACGTTGGTGTGGAAAGCTCGCCAGCGACTGCTCCACGATTCAGGCATATAAACGTGTTTCTGTACCCACGCGCTTGATGAGAGAATACGCGCTTCCTTGTTCTTGTTCTGCGGCACTGCTTCTATGACGGTCTTGTTGCTTTGGTAGACTTCGGTCAGTCTGCGCTCGATGTTCTTACTATAAAGCCGTCCGCCGTTATTGCTCTCGAAAGTCGCGTTCGTTACGTTGTTGCGATAGAGGCAATCCGCGACCTCTGTTTCCGTGGTGTCCATATTCTCATCCGTGAAGACCACGTCAAGCACGTACGCCTCGTTGTCGATAATCTTGTAGACAATCATACAGAGGTAGTCGCTTCCTGTGTCGGCGGTGTCGCAATAAGCCCACACGCGTTCGTCGTCGGTCTGCGGTATAACCGCGTAGGTGTTCAGGCTCTTGTATAGCACACCCTTTACGTCCATTGGCTCGCCGAGATAGTTCGCGGCGGCTATGGCTGGAAGCATTTCCTGCGTTTTTAGGTCGTAGTCCTCCCGCGATAATATGCTCGGGCAGAGCATAGTTCCGTCTTCTTTGATTGCTTTCAGGTTCAGCTCTAGCACTTTGTCTTCGCCGTATGAGGACTTAATCCTGCCCGCGATGTCGCCCGTTGCCCAGCGGGTCATAATGACGATAACGCGCCAGTCGCCCTCCATTCGCTGGAGCATTGTGCTTGTAAACCAGTCCCAGATTTGCTGTAGGGTTCGCTCGTTCAGTGCTTCTTCTGCGCTCTTAATCGTGTCGTCAAGCACGAGCAGGTTCGCGCCAAAGCCCGTGGCTGTACCTTTCGGGCTGGTCGCCAGGTACGATTTGCCGTAGCTTCCCTTCAAAGCCCAGAGTGCTTTACTGCTTTCGCCTGATTGGAGGGTTGTGTAAGGAAAGATGTCGCTATAGACGACCGTCTGGTCTTCTGCCTTCTGGCTGGCTATCGTGTTGCGCACGCTTTCGGCGAAGGTTGTCGAGAGCGTTTCGTTGTAGCTCCCTGTCATAACTTTCAGCAGGTGGTTCTTGCCAAAGACCCACTCTACGGCAGTCTGTCCCGTGAGGCTTTTCCCGTGGCGTGGCGGTGCGTCGAGTAGCAGAAACTGATAGCCGTGGTCTTCGGTGAGGAAGTACTGCAATATGTCGCACATTTGCTTCAGGTGCGGTCTGTCGCTTCGGTAAAATGACGGGCGCATAACCTTCGCATATGCATACAGGTTATATGGCGCTAGCTTTACGAGCGCTTGCTTCTGTAGTTCTCGGCGTATTTCTCGAGCCTGTTCCTGCGTGATATGCTCCATATGATATATTTTTAGCCGTTTTTTCGGCTCGGTTTTCATTTTCCCGGACTTTTCGTTGTCTTTTCTTTCGTGAAAATATCGCGAGGCGGGTTTTTAGTCCTCGTCTACGTCGTTAAACGCGATTTGCGCGAGTTCTTCGTTCGTCAGGTTCAAGCTTTCGATTGATGAGGTCGTTATGCTTGTATTCACAAACTGCGGTGCCTTACCCTCGGTGCGGTCGGTGATTTCCTGGGTGGTGTTCAAGCCGATTTTACCGCCTTTGCGTGCGTCTGTAATTCTGGCAAAGGCGATTTCCTGCGCGACGGTTCTCTCGTCCTCTGGCACTTTCGATAGCCAGCGTCGCGCCTGTGCGGTGGTCATTTTCATAAAGTATTTGTACCAGTAAGATATCATATTCTTATTAGTCCAGCCTCCCGCGCTTCGGTTCTGTGGATTTACTGCTAATCCTGCGGGTACGCCTGTGCCTTTTATGAAGCGTCCGTGCTTATCACGCTTCAATTTTTGCGATGTGTCAACAGTTACGGTTTCCCTCTTAAGCTCCTCAAACCGTTGCTCATCACCCGCCAGTTTATGCTCAATCATAACCGCGTCGCGTCGTCGTTTCGCGTTCTGTGCTTCTTTGCTTGTCGGCGTTGGTGTCCAGTCCTTCGTTGGAGCTGTCGGTTCTTTTACCTCTGTTTGCGTATTCTCTGTCATAATTGCATTATATCAAAAAGCCCCGAGAGTTGTTTATTCTCTCGGAGCCTTCTTCTTTTCAGGTGCCTGCTTGATTGTCGTTTATTTAGTGCTTGCTTTCTTGTTTGGCTTTTCGTCTGCTTTCGCTTCTGTTTTCTTTGTGCGTGACTTGCGCGTCTTTGGAGCGGTCTTCTTTTCTGCGTCTTTGGCTTTCTTTATGGCTTCCTCGCGCTCGGCTTCTTCTAGGCGTTTGCCTGCAAAGATAGCCAGCTTGGCTCCTTCTACTAGTGCGCTTTCGTAGCTCATAATCTCCTTAATCGTTCGCACTTCGATAATCAAGCCGAAGATGAGTATCAAAATGCCCAGTAGGTCAAAGCCTTTAATTATTCCCTGCGCTATGACTGCGCTTAGGCTGATTGTTAAAGCGATAGCCAGAAAAAAGAAAGCCTCTGCTTTTCTGACTGCGCGGTCAATCACCTCGCTCGACTCGTCCCTCAATTCCTGTACGTGGATTTCTATAGCTATAGCTTTTAGTTCCTTCTCAGATTTCATAGTTTAGGTTCTCCTCTTCTTTAGTTGGTTGCTCGATTGGTTGCGTGGTGGTGTGTTTTTCCATTTGCCGAAGTCGTTCGTATCCGCGCCAGATGAGTTCCGCGGCTTCAAAGAAGGCGGTCTTGTCTGCCTCGGACAATTCGGCGATGTAGTTCAGTGCCTGCTGTCGCTCGTCGATTTCGTCTATGGTTGCGCTGTAGTCGTAGTCTACGGTCTTGTGCTTATTGTTAAACATTCTCTTTTGCCTCCTCTTATAAGTGAAAGTAGTGGTTCGGCGATACCGCGTAGTAGATTGTGAAAATTAGCGAGATGAAGCAGGTCAAAAATGCTAGCGCTATATGTAGCAGGACGCTGTGTCCTTGCTGTATTCTGACGTAGTTAGCTCCGTCGCGTGCGTTTCTTCGTTCTGGGTTCATTTGGTTTACTCCTTTGCTTTAGTTTAGTATCTGGTTGTTGTTCTCGCTCCCTCCTTTACATTATGATAACCCCCATTCTGCGAGGCGCTCGAAGCCTCCGATTTCGTCGACGTATTGCTTGGCGATTAGCACGATATCTTTGTAAGGAACGCCGTCTATTTCGTTGTCGCCGATTGCGCAGCTTAATTCTTTGCGCTTGTTGCCGCCTGTAGCTAGGATATGCGCGTAAATATTCACGGCTACGTCTGCCTTGCTTAAGTCTTTACCGTGAAGTCCTCCGCCTGTTACCGCTCTGCCCATATCTGAGCCGAGTTTGCGGTTGGTTGCTCCTGCGTCGACGTTTTCGCCGCCCGACCACGAGCCGAGTGGATTTATAACAATGTCGTAATCCTTTAGCTCTTCGGCTTTGATTTCGTCCAGGATTTTATAAAGGTCTACCCTCAGCGCGTTCTCTTCTGCGTCGCTTTGGCAGATAATGAGGCGCTCTGCTTTCATATCGAGTATATATTTACCGTCCGAGTTGTATTTCTGGTGAATACCTCGGGCGATTTTCGTAAGAAGCGACTGCTCTCTGTCTGCTGGTTCACCTGCGAAAATACCGTTGTCGCCTGCGCGTGGCTCTTCTGCTTGGTTCGCGGCTAAGCGCACGTCCTGCTCGACGATGTTCATATTCAGGTTGTAGTTGTCGTGCTTTAATATTCGCGTTGTGATTTGCTTGGCTACGCGCTTGGGTACATATACCGAGCTTTCGCCGATAATATTCACCTCTCCGTGTCCGAGTAGCACCTCGAAGGCTACGCGTGGAGCGACCTGCTCCTCATAGGCGTAGTCCACTAGGGCGCCTGCTATTCGGTCGGCTAGTTTGTCGGGGTGGTCTGGGTTGACTTTTTCAATCATCTTTAGAGTCCTCTCTGTCGTCTTAATGCTCGGCGTGCTGGCTCTGCTAGCGCGCTCTGCTGGGTTTTATTTATATAAATGATAGCATTTATTGTTAGCGCGATGATAAGCACCGCTGTTGCGATTGCTTCGGGTGCAATTGCGTAGGCTGTTAATGTTGCTAGTGCTGTGTTGTATAGTTTAGTCATTTTTTATCTCCTGGCGGGGGCGGTGGTGGTCGCCCCCTTGTTTTTGTTTGTTTTAGTAGACGATTGTGTCAGCGTCGATGTCGTAAAAGGCTAGTAGCTTGTTCCAGTTTCTGGTGTTTGTGAAGTATTCGGTGTAAGCCCAGCTGATTTCGCCCGTCTGGCGGTTCCTGATAGCGGCGCCCCCTCCGTCGATTTTCGCGTTGCCTGCTTCGATGTCTTCGATGAGGCTCATTGTGAAAGGCTGAAAGTTTTTAGTCATAGCGTTTTCTCCTTTGTTCTTACGTTTGCTATGTTCTTAGTATATTGTACCCTCACAAAAAATGCAAGGGTTTTTGTGAAGATTTTTTGACTTTTTTGAGGCTGTGGATAACTTTTATAAAAATAAAACTACTACCCCTGTTTTGAGTAGTAGTCTTTTAATTGTCGCGTGATTTCGTGATAGCCCGCTCTGCGCCAGTAAGCGCTGTGGTCAATCAAAAATAGGGCGTAGTCCTGCATTGTGTTTAGCTCCTCGCACTCGCGCTTCGCCTCGATAATGGCTCTCTCGATTTTGGTCGAGGTTACTCTATTGTTGAGCTTCTTTCTTCTTGTCGCGTCGTATCTGTTCGCGCCTGCTGTTGTTTTCATTCCAGTACCGTATCGTTTTGGCTTCGCGGTGGACGCTTCGCCTCATTGCTATATATTCTTTTAGCTCCTCAGGCTCTGCGCCATTTTCAAAGCAATACTCGAGCAGCTCTAATTCGTATAGCGCCAGTTCGCTTGCGTAGTCGATTGACCAGCGGCTCGCGTCCTTGATTGCGCCGCGTGTGTTTTTCACTTGACCAGCTTTTGCGAAGTTCGCAATTCGCTTCAGGGCGTGGATAAAGCCCTCGCCTAGACCTTGGATTTCCGCGACCTGCTTTGCGCGTGGTCTTAATTGTCGCGTCTGTCTTTTCATTGTTTACCTTTCGGTTTCTTAGCCGCAGGGCTAGGTGGAGGCTCGCAAGATGTATGTTTATGATAAACGGGTAGAAAACTTTTACGTAAGAACAAAGGTACGACGAGCCTCCGCGTCGAAGCGCCAACGGTGTGTATATCATCAATTGAGTTAATCGTTTAATAATGTTTGTGCTGGTGCTTCTAGCTCCGCGGCTAAGATAGACTGTTAATGTGCTTGCTTAAATTATATCAAACTTCCGCGCTGTCGGCTTCAGTTTTCTGAGGCTTCGGGCGTCGGCTTATGGAGCCGCCCTTTGAGCCTGCTCTCCGCGCTAGTTCGCGGTTCAGGGCGAAGCCCTTCGGTACGCGTGCGGCTCCGCCTATTCGTCCGAGTTCTCTGTAAAAGTTCGGGTTGCTCGCCTTGTTTTTCTGCGCGGCTTTTAAACCGCCCTCTCGATTTCCTGCCATAGTTTTAGTCCTCCTTTACCAGTTCAGGATTTTCGTTAATATTACCGGCGACCTCTAGATTTGTTAATTCAGAGAGAAGCTCAGTTACGCCTGTGCATTCGCCTACAAAGGCGCCCTCTGAAAACTTGACCACCCAGTATTCGATAGGCTCGCCAGTGTCGTCTATAAGAATATCTCCCTCGTAGATTTCTGTGCCATTCTTGTCTTTTAGCCCCGTGGATTGCTCGATAATATACCGCTTGTTGTCCGAGTCTGGCAATATTCGCGTATACCACAGGTCGGAGTCGTTGTGGTCGTATCCTTCAATAATAAATACGTTGCCTCGATTGTCTATAGCTGTGTCTTCTTCGTTGAGATAATCCTTTTCTAGGTTGTCCCAAACTCTGAAGTTAATTTTACTCATTCGATATGCTCCCTCGATTTCCTTTATGTGCGTTACATTTTTTATGCGCCAGCTGGCAGTTTTCGATTGTCGTTAAGCCGCCTTTGCTGATTGGCGTGATGTGGTCAATCGTGCAGTCTTTCATTGTTTCGATTGGCTTACCACAGAGCGCGCAGGTCGCTCCGTTCTTGTTTATCAGTTGTCTTCGTATGAATTGTCTTGAGCGCGTTTCTTTCGCTCCGTAGTCGCGAGTTACCTTCGCTGATAATTTTATATACATTTACTCCTCTCCGTTATTTTTTAAAGGGGCAGGGTGGCTGGTGCGCTGGTCTGGCTGTTTTTGAAAGGTTTATGGAAGTTGCGACCTCAAGTCTTGCCGTCCCAGTGCCACTTTCGCTGGCACCACCGCGTTATGTTGTCGCCCTGCGCTCGTCTGGAGCGCTCTGTGGGCTGTTTTATATAAAAGTGCTAGTTTGTCTTAGTTGCGCCAGAAGCCTCGTCAGGCGCTTCCTGTGAGCCGACTTCGGTTATCCAGGTTTCGTCAAAAATGATAGACGCTACGTGCTTTGGGTCTTTTTTGATAAATTGCCTAGCGTTCTTTTCCGCGTCTTCGTAGTTGTCGCCTTCGACGTAGATAGTGCCGCTCACTGTTTGTGTAACCTTTATCTCGTAAACCATTTTCTTTACCTTTCTTCTTACGTTTGTTATAGTCTTATTGTATTGTACCCTCTCAAAAATTGCAAGCATTTTGTCAAAGATTTTTTATAATTTTTTCAGCCTGTGGACAACCTATCTCAGTATTGATGAAACGCTCACCAGGCGCGCTCTGGCGTTGTATTTCCTGGCAATTTCGCGGTTTTTCGCGTTTATTCGGTCGACGATTGGCTTTAGCTCAGCTTTGGCTTCGTCTAGCGTCAATTCGCCGCACCCGAGCCGCCGCTTGATGTCGGCGACGGCTTCGAGGTTCTTCTCGACTTCTGTCATTATTTAATCTCTGCACCCTTCAAGGCTTCTAAGATTTGGTTAAAGTCCATTACTAAGACCTTGCGAGCGCGCGGGTTCTTTTCGAAGAATTCGAAGGCAGTGCGCTCTGGCGTGTTCCACTGCGGCTTGTTGTTGCCTGTTTCTAGCGCGTGCTTGAAGTCTTCGCGGTTGTATTCGTCTGTGAATACTGGAGTTGCTTTTCGGGTTGTGTATCGTCCGCTTCCGCTCGTCCAGTCGCTGGCTTGGATAGCGTAGCCTTGCTCTGCGAAGATTTTAATGTTGTTGATGTCTTTGGCTGTAAGCTTTTTCATTGCTTGCTCCTTTGTTCTTACGTTTGTCGTATTTTTAGTATATTGTAACGGCTCAAAAAATGCAAGGGTTTTATGAAGATTTTTTGACTTTTTTTGAAAAAAGAAAGACACCCCTGTTACGGAGTGTCTGTCGAAGTGGAGCGAGGCGCACCAACCAGCATTTGCGCCTCTGCCTGTGCCTATAAGATTGCTTGCTTCCTGCCTGCAATCTTGCACGGTTTTAGTATAACACACTTTAATTTATCGCGGGAGTGGCTTCTTCCCAGCCGTCAATTGAGCCAGTCTGAAAGTAGTGAAAACGCTTGCGTATCCTGTCGACAAAGCGCGGGTCTAGCTCCATTGTGCGACATTTCCTGCCTAGCTGTTCGCACGCTAGTAGGGTTGAACCTGAGCCTGCGAAGAGGTCGAGTATTGTGTCACCTTCTTTACTGTGCTTCTTAATTGCTCGCGCTGGTATCGCGACAGGCTTCTGCGTCGGGTGAATATATTCCGACCGAGGGTCGCGCTTCAAGTCCCAGACAGTGCTGTCGTCTTTCCATTTCTCGATTTCTTCGAGAAGCTGTTTTTTCGACAAAGTCTTGAGCGTTTCGGGACTGTCCCAGACCGTCGTCGACTTTCGCTCTGCGGCTTCTTCTGGGCGTAGTCCGTCTTTGAAAGCCAAGTAGCACGGTTCGTGCTTCCAGTGATAAGAAGCTCGCCCAAGCACCAGGCTTTCTTTGTTCCAGATAATCTGTTGTTTTACTACAAAGCCTGCGTCTTCGATTGCTTTGTAAAACTCTCGCTCGGTTGCATGTGCGTGCCACACGTAGCACGCACACTTCTCCGCGCTGGTTGCGTATGCGTTTTTAAGTGCTTTATTTAAGAAGTCGTAAAGCTCCGAGCCTACAATTTCGTCGTTCTGGATTGAGCCCTGCGTGTCTGAGTTATATGACACGCCGTAGGGCGGGTCTGTATGAATAAGCGCCGCTGTCGCCCCCCCATAAGGAGAGCGACGTCCTCAGCCTTCGTGCTGTCGCCACACATCAGCATATGTTCGCCGAGCTTGTAGATTTTTCCGAGTTCGCTTTTGGCGGCTTCTTCGATTTCTGGCGTCGGCACCTCTTCAATTTTAGTGTCGTCTTCTTTCTCCTCAAGCTCAGGTACCTCGACGCCCCATTCGTCTAGCTTCTCATAGTCGTATCTGTTCGCGAGCTTATCCCAGTCCCAGTCACCGTTGTTTACGTTGTCGCGTATTGTGATTTCTTCCTCGCGCTCCTCCGTCAGCCCCTCGATGAGGTGCGTCGGCACTTTTTCCAGCCCGAGCTTCTTCGCGGCTTCGTAGCGCTGATTTCCTCCGAGGATTACAAGCTTGCCCGTCCTGTTGCTTAAAATGAGCGGGCGCGCTTCGAAGTAGTCAGGATTGTCTTTAATCGATTGACAGAGTGAGTCGAAGCTGTCCTTGTCAATTGTTCGCGGATTGTCCTCGAGCTTGTGCAATTCGGAAAGATTTCTATACTTCACGGCGGTTATACTTCCTGTGCTTACGTAGCTCTTCCATTTCTGCCGCTCGCTCTTCTGGCGTGCGCTTCTGCCAGCGTTTTTTCGCGTTTGCGGCTACTTTTTCGTGAAAGGCGCGCCATTTCTCCGCGTCTTTCTTCAATTTCTTATACTCTGCGATTGGCAGAGTGATTTCTTTAGCCTTCGTCATTTACTGAGCCTCCATATACGTTTTATAGTTTTTAGATTGCTGTGAGAGTGCCTTCTTTGCGTCGTCCTCGGTCGCGTAGTACGCGATTGGTTTATAATTCACCGCTCCGCTTATAGGCACAACCACCAGCTCGCCTGTGCGCTTGTCTTGCGCGATTGCGTAGGCTACCGTGTTCTCGACGAGCTTCGTCGCTTCGTAGGAGCCTTCTTTTGATTTGATTTCTTTGTAGGCGTTTTTCCAGTTCGGCTGGTATTGGTTCGCTGGGTGCGCCGCCAGCTCTGCTCGTGCAATTAGTGCCGATTTGTAGGCGAGGGCGTCTGGGTATCGCTCGAAGCTGTTGCCGAGTGATATTCGCGCCGCGTCTGTGATTTCGCCGCGATTTTCTGCGTCGCGCACTTCACCTTCTGCGGTTAAGTAGTAGTACTTTGCGCCGATTGCTGGCTTAAAATACCGCGCCAGCTTTGTATCGACTTTTACAAAGAACTTCGCGAAGTCGTTAATTTTATCAATCTTAATAATGTACGCTTCGTTGTCGACTGATACCAAAGCGTCGCCGTTTGTTGATTGATAAAACATAGCGCCCGCTTTGCATTCTGGCGTGTCTTGGATTAGCTTAAAATACTTCACCGTTGTCGTCTTCCTTTCTGAGTTTGTCTAGCTCATCTCTTACGATTTCTATAGCTTCGGTTGCGCCGTAGGCTACATAACCGTCAATTCCTGCGCGCTTCAATTCTTCCAGCCAGAGCTTCTGCTTTGGCGATACTGTCGGGCGCGCGCCTCGTTGCCGCTTCATTTCGATAGCGATAAGCTTACTTCTGCCGTTTCGCTCTGATTTAATTATAACGAAAAGGTCAGGCACTCCGCTTGAAACTCCGAGCTTTCGGTTCACCATTCGATAGGCTCGCTGGCTCTGCTCGTTCGGCACGTGAAAATGCGGCAAGCGCAATATCTCTAAGTAATTTACAAACGCCTTGTGTTCTTCTGCTTCGAGCGGATACTGCCTAGTCGTCAAGGTCTTCATCTCGCGGCACCCAGATTGTGATAATCATCAGCGCAATCACTAAGATAGCCAGCACTGAAAATGTCGTAGCAACCACCTTCACGATAAAGTTGTGGCTGTTGGTAAAAATAAATAGTGGCATTGTTATTAGTCCGCCGATTGCGAAGACTACCACGCTCACAAAGAGCCTTGCTATTATGTCTATAATTTTCTGCCTCATTTTTCTCACCCTCCTCTTAAAATGGTATCTCCGATAAGTCGACTGGCTCGTCGAGTTTTACGTCGTCGAGTTTTACGTCGTCGCTTGGTTCGGTTTCTTCTTTCTTCGGCGCTTCTGCGCTTGAGAGTAGTTGTATACTGTTTACAATAACCTCAGCTCTTGAGCGTTTTTCGCCGTCCTTCGTTTCGTATTTGTTTATGTGCAATTTGCCGACAACGCCGACGCGCTTGCCTTTACTTGTGTATTTCGTTACCACTTCCGCGGTTTTTCCCCAAGCCAGGCAGTCGATAAAGTCGACGTACTCTTTTTCAATTCCGCCCACCGCGATTGTAAACGCGGCTATATTTTTACCCGACTTTGTGGTGCGCGCTTCTGCGTCGCGCACCAGTCTTCCTACTAGCGTTACGTTGTTAATATCTGCCATTTTTATAAAGCTCCTTTCTTAAATGACGCGCTCTCTTTTAATAATACAGCCAGCGACGATGTCTGCGCCCGTTTTCTTTACGTAGTCCTTGATGAGGCTCTCGCTTGGTACACAAAGCTCTCGAGGCACTTCGTTCGCGTTCACGATTTCGACCGTGATTTTTTCGCGACTTCCTGTTTTTGGTGCTTCTTTCTCTATTGCGCGAGCGGCGGCTTTGGCTTCTGCTTCCATTTTTTCCGCGAGGGCTTTCGCCTTGTCGATTTCTAACTGTTGCTCGGCTTCTTCCTTCTCCGTTTCTGGATTTTTTGCCAGCTCGATTTTTCGCTCGGCGATTTCCTGGCGAAGTTTGCCGATGAAGGCAATTGCGAGCGGGTGCTTCGCGTCGTCGTTTAGTGCGGCTATGCGCTCCTCTGCGATTTTCTCGCTCTTGTCTACGTCTTCTAGCGTCTTTGCGTCTTCGATTGCTACCGCGCTCTTAATCTCTAGCAGGCTTACCCAGACGCGCTCTGCTTCGCGCTTCTTCTTCTCTTCCTCGGCTCGCTCGAAGGCTAGGATTTCGTTAGCAACAATTCCGCGAGCTTCTTCGGCTGGCGCTAAGATGTCGCGCTCCGCGCTTATGAATTGCTTTTTCACATCGTCGAGCTGTCGTGTGAAGTTCTTACGTAATTCTTCGGTTGACTTCTTGTGTGCTGTGATGTCTTTTATGACTTCCTTGGCGGTCTTTACGTCTGCGGCTGTTTCGACCTTGACGTTCTTGGCTCGCTCGAGCAGCTCGTTTGATTTAATTTTCAGCGGTGATATTGCTTCTATTTGTTTGTTCGCCGCCTGGCGTAGTTCTTGATTGGCTTCGTTCATACGTACCCTTTCTTTAGTTTGTTGTGGTTTAATTATATCAAAAATTATGTAACGCTACAATACTTTTACGTTGTATTCGCGCACTTTTTTCTCGGCGGCTTTCAATTCGTCGATGAATAGCGCCACCTCAATTTCGAGGTTCTTGATGTAGTCCTCGTCGCGGTAGACGCGCACTATTACTATCTGTGCATTCTCTGAAAAGTCTGGCGCGTAGCTGACCCAGTCCCACCAGAGCCGCTCCTTGTCGCACATCATATTTCCCTGGATTTGAGGTATGTAAATTGACGGCACTTTCCCTGTCGTTAATGCTTCGAGGTGGTGCGCTGGTGTGCGGTTCTTGATTTCTATACCGCCTTTACCTTCGCCTCGCCAGTTGTCGACTTCTACTATTCCGTCAGCGCTCGCTCCTGTTTCTAGGAAGAGGTGCTTCTTTAAGCCGCGCTCTTCTACTGTGTTGCCTGTTTCTAACTCATACCTGAGCCTTGCGGCTGGCTCCATTTGCGTACCCCAATCCATATAGGCAGTCTTGCCGTAGCGGCTGTATGGCTGACCTGTCAGCCGTTCGGTCAGTAATTCGGCGAGGTAGTTTTTGCGGGAGGTGCTTGCGTATCTTGCAAGCCCTCCGCGCTTGGCGAGGATATCGCCGTAGCGGCTGGCTGTTGGTATTCCGAGGCGGTCTTTGTACCAATCCTCTGTTCCCTGTTCGTGTGTTGTCGTGTCCATTTTAGCCCTCGACTTTTGTTGCGGTTGCTTCTTTAATTTTTCGCAGTCTTTCGCGTGCGACTGTTGCGGCGTAGGCTTGCTCCGCTGGAGCTAGGCTCGCGTAGGCAGCTTTTAATTCGGCTATCGTTTCGGCTTTCTTTAATCGCTCAAAGGCGTCCTCTTGCGGTTCCTCTGTCAGTCCGTAGTCTGAATTGTCGATTGTGTCGATGTCTTTCACCTCCTCGAAGAAGTAGCGCTTGCAGGCTCGCTTTATGACGGATTTTAGCCAGAACTCCGTGTCCCATTTTTCCCAGAGATAGTTGTTGCGGCTACTCTTCTTCATTTTTTCGAAGTCTTCGACGGACAAGCCCTCGTAGTGTTCCGCGTCGCCTGTCTTAATCACACAATACGCGCCGACGATTTTTGAATTGCTGAAAGGCTTAATCTTGTGAGAATAGACGACCTTTCCGCTCTGTTTTTCGACTGTGAAGTCGTCGTCTTCGCGGACTACCTGGACGTCAAAGGTTGCATTCGGGTGCAATTTCAGCACTTTGTTTTTGTAGCCCTGATACGTAACCATTGTCATATTCGCGCCCGATATGACGACGTTGACGCCGTCGAGGGGCAGGCTTAGATTCAGCCATTTCGCAATCATTCCAGCGAGCGTGCGCGCTCCGTTCTTGCCTACGACGCGCTTGTCGGCTGATTTTCGCGACTCTTCTATGAGCGCCTCTCTCACGTAGCGGAGGCTTGCGCGTGCGTCTTTGCTGTCTACGTCTACCTCCATTTTCTCGAGTTCGTCTTTGATTTCTGCTATGATGTCGTTGATTTTTTCCACTTCGTTCTCCTTATTTAGTTGCTTTACTTTATTATAGTGTAACGGCTCAATTTTTGCTAGTCTTTGCGCGGTGTTCGCGTGAAGCGTTCTATTGCTCGCTCTAAGAACTTTTCAGGGTCTGTGCTTGACCTTACTAGTCCGTTGCCTGTCATTCTTCGGCAAGCGGTGAAGATTTGGTTGTTAATCCTGCTCGCGAGTGGCTCGTAGTAGATTTCTAGCACTTCGTCGCCGTCTTGGATTTCCATTTGGACGGGCGCGATAATTCCGCGGGTGGTTTCGCCTGCTAGGATTTCGACCAGGTGTCGCTTCTGTATTCGCGGGGCGTGCAAGGTGATAAACTCGCCGCTGTCGTCGATTGGCAGAACTACCTCCTCCGCCAGCTCATTGGCGAGGGCGAGTAGGTCGCCGTTATATTCGCCGTTGACTAGTTCGTCGTGTAGCGCCATTTGTAGCAGCTTATCTGCTAGGCTCGCGGTTCTATTCGCTGTAATCATCTTGTTGCTCCGTTTCTTCTATAACTCGCTGTTTGGTTGCTTCGTCGACTTCTTCGCCGCAGTCTGGGCATACAATCGCGTATGTTCCGCCGCAGGCGCATTCGACGTAGCCGCTCTCGCCTTGTCCACAACAAGGGGCTTCGAGATAAGCGTTTTCGTGCTTGCATTCTTGCATAGTTTTACCTTTCTCTTACGTTTGTTGTACTTTCATTATATTGTACCCTCTCAAAAATATCAAGGCTTTTTGTGGAGATTTTCAAAGATTTTTAGCCCTTAAATGAAAGCGATATTGTCCCGCTTTTTCTTCTGCTCGGCTCTCATTCGAAGAACCAGCTTGTCGAACTGCTTGCGAAGCTTTGCGGTGGAAAGAATATTTTGCGACCAGAAGTCGTCCTCTTGCGACCATTTCATCACTGCGTTAATTTCGGCGTAGCTGTAGCCGTCGAGCCTGTGGATTTTCTCGATAGTTTCGATGTCTTTCTGGAGCTGTGCTTGTGTTCGCTTTTTGTTCGCCCTGTTTGGTAGTCGTTTTTTTATCATTTCGTGCATTTTTTCGA